CGGCCGTGCTCGGCCGCCACCTCGCGCAACTGCTTGACCGTCAGGTTTTGCAGGTGCCCGGTCAGCTCGGCGGCGTGCTTCTGGGTCAGCTCGCCTCTTATGGCCTTGCCGACGGCGCCCTTGGCGGCGCTCACGGCCTCGGCCGACCCCTTGACCACGAACCGCCCGCCCTTGCCGCGCGGGTGCAGCGCCTCGAAGGCCTCGTCGAACTGCTCCTGGCGGAGCAGGTCCAGGGCGGCCTCGCCGAACAGGCCGTAGAGCACCTCGGCAATGAGGTCGGCCTGCTCCCGGGTATCCTCTTCGGCGAAGTCTTGCGGCGGGCGCGGCGGCGTGGGGCCCCTCGGGAGGTTGCCCAGGCCCCCGTCACGGCCGCCACCGCCACCGCCCTTGCCGCCGCCCGACGGCCCCTTGCCGAACGGCGGGGCCGCACCCCCTGCCAGCGGCGGCACCTCCTTCTTCCCTTTCAGGCTGTCCTCCGGCTCGGTCGCCTCCGGCGGCCGGCGGCCGTAGCGCTCGTACAGGTCTTCGCGGCTGAGGTCCAACCCCATGGCGTTCAAGCCGGTGTCGATCTCTAAATCGATCTTGCGCTCGTTGACGTCGATGGCGGCCAGCCGCACCTTGGGGTAGGCGGCGACCACGAAGTTGAGGTCGGTGATGTCCTTGACCAGGCCGTTGTGCGGGGCGTTGAACACCTGTTCCACGGTGCGGGCGACGAACCAGTTGATCTTGTCGGCGGTGGACTTGTGGACGAGGGAGTTGCCCCGGCCCTCGACGATGGTCCCCTCCAGGCTCTGCAGGACGGCACCCTGGATCCCGAGGAAGATGTCGTGCTTGAGGTCGCGGACGGCGTCGGCGAACTGGGCGTCGGCCATGCCGGCGACGTTCAGGGCCTCGACCTTGACCCCTTCCGGCACGGTCAGCCAGTTCTGGCTCTTGACCAGCTTCAAGGCCTCGGCCAGGGAGGGCTGCTGCTGCTCGGTTTGGAAGGTGCCTAAAAGCACCGGCAGGGAGCGCTTCTCGAGCCCCACCGCCCGGAACTTGAGCGCCGTGTCGAGCATCCACCAGCGGCTGTAGACGGCGCGGAAGTCCGAGGTGCCGGTCGGCACGTCCCAGAAGGGCAAGTGGCGGTAGATGACGAAGGCGGCCGGCGGGAAGACCTCGCCGGGGTTGTAGCGCAGGCCCAGGACGCCGGTCACATTTCTATGGTCGTCGGTCTGCAACACCAGGTCGTGGCCCGTGTCCTTGGGCTTGAGCGCCCTGAGGTAGTAGCGCCCGGCGTGCTCGCCGGTCGGCTGCCGCTCCCAGACCTTCTCCGAGACCGAGTAGCCGTCGACGCAGGCGCCCGAGAGGATGGACCAGATCGCCCCCGTCACGCCACCGGCGAGGCCCTCCTCCAGGTTCCAGCGGACGAAGTCGGCGACGGCCTGGGATCTCGCGCATTTCTTGTCGTGGGGGATCACTTCGATTTCCAGCGCGCAGACCGCCAGGAGCTTGCCGAGGACGGCCGCCTTGACGTTGGGGTCGGCGAGCATGCGGCGGTAGGCCAGGCGCATCTGCGGCGTCTCGGCCTGCGTCTGCAGCTCGTCGAAGAACGGTAAAAACCAGGGCAGGGTGGCGCCGGCGGGGCCGCTCCTGACCCGCTCCTCCTTCAGGGCCAGCTCCGCCGTGGTGCCCTGGCTGCGCCGGCCGAACCAGCCGGGGGCGTGCTCGCGCAGCCAGGCGACCACGCCGCGCGACGGGCCGGGCTGGGCAGCCCGGGTCTTCGACAGGGCGCTTTGCGTGTCGCGCCGCCAGGCGGTCAGGAAGTCCATCACCACGGCCCGCCTCCGATCTCGAACACGCCGGGCGGCGCGCCTTCCACCCCCACCGGCGCTTCCTCGTCCCTGGCGATCGCGAAGGCGCCGGTCTGGGGGGCCTTCAGCCAGGCGATGGCGTAGCGTTCGGCGTCCATCAGGTGGTAGGTCTCCTTGGCGTCGATCCGCTCGGTCGGCTCGCCAAAATCGTCGAGCTCGCGGGAGTAGGTCCGCTTCTCGTCCAGGTAGCTGTCGAGGTCGTCGAAGGCGACGATCTCGTCCTTGCGGTGCGCCGCGTAGACGCGCTCGATGCCGACCTCGACCTCGGAGACGGCGGGTTCCCTGACCGGCAGGCCGTTCCGGGCGAACTCGAGCCGCCACTGGTCCTCGCTAGAGGCGCCGCCGGCCGCGTCGGGCAGCCGGGGCTCGCCCTGGAGGAGTTCGCGGACGTGCTCGGCGGCGCTGCGGCCCCCGGCCAGGTAGGTGCGGTAGAGGAAGAGCCGGCCGGTCGGCGCGTTATAGCGGTCGCGCTCGGCGGCGAAAAAGACGGCCGCAGTGTTGACCCCGCCGAAGTCGAGGCCGACGGTGCGTGACCAGTGCTCGGGCAGGGCGAAGCGCGGGCAAGTGTGGCGGCTGCTGTCGAAGCAGTCGTAGATCATGCCGGCGGGCCGGGCGAAGACGGCGCGGTAGAACAGGTCGAACTTCCAGCGCGGCAGCTCGCGCTGGGCGCGCAGGTACTCCTCCCTCGGGAAGGCCGGGTTGGCGATGCTCTCGAAGCGGACCAGGTCGATGTCGGGGTGGGCAAAGCCGGCCTTCTCCCAGGGGTCGGCCAGCTTCTGCTTGAGCCAGCCGAGGTCGTAGGGGGTGGTGGTCAGGAGGATCCGCCCCTGGTGGATGGCCACCCGCCGGTTGACCGCCTCCCAGCTGGGCAGGCGGAACTTCTTCTGCCCGGCCTCGTCGAGCCAGGCCGCTTTCGCGGTGGCCGCCTCCAGGGATTCGGGGTCTTGCGCGTGGCCGAAGAAAACCTTGGTCTTGCCGTCCTTACTGCGAAAGACGCGGCTTTGTGCGTGGTACTTGCCCCAGCGGAGCCGCTCCTCGAAGAGGGCTAAGAAGGCCGGCAGCATCTTCTTTTCGAGCAGGGGGTAGGTCGGGCTGACGCAGAGGTAATCGCCCGGCCCTTTGGCCTGCATCTCCCGGTGCAGCCAGAAGGGGCCGAACTCGGTCTTGCCGCCCTGCGTGCCGGCCAGCACGACCACGAAGCGCTTTTGGCTGTCCCAGGCGCGCAGCTGCCCCTCGTGGAAGTTGAGCCGCAGGGCGCCGTCAGGTTTGACTTCCACGAGCGGTGGCATCGGGTTTGACCTCGGGCGCTGCCTCGACAGGACTCGTAGGTCGTATGGGTCCTATAGGTCCTATAGGTCCTATTTTTTCCGGCCTCGCGACCTCGATGTAGGGCACGACCAGCGGCGCGCCGTCGGGGCCGGTCAGCTCGGTGCGCTCGACGTAGCCCCGGTCCTTGGCCTGGCACTTCAGGTAGAAGCAGACGGCCCAGGACTCGCCCTCCCTGACCTTCCGGTGCAGGGAGCTTTCGGCCGTGTCCTTCATGGCCTCCCTGCACTCGGCGAAGATCGCCTTGAGCGTCTCGCGCGAGGCGCAAAACTGCGAGACGGCCTGGCGGGTGACGCCGTAGTGCCGCGCCACGGCGGCCATGTTGCCGTCGTGCTCCCTGAGCAGGGCGCCCACGCCTTCCACGGTCAAGCCGCCGTTTTTCATGGGTCAAGTCGTCTAGAGCCGCCGGTACGGGTAGGAAAGCCGTAAGGCCCGGTGGTGGTACTTGCCTTTACTGGGGGCGTCGAGGAGCGCCTGGTACACCGACAGCGGCACGCCGCGGTACTCGTAGACGCTACCGCTATGGAACCGCACCTGGAGCAGGCCGACCGGGTCGGCGCTACGCCGCTCGGCCGGCAAGGCGCCCCAGCGGACGGCGTCGAGGTTACTCGACGAAACGCCTAGCCACGGCCGCGTGGCCACGGGGGCGGCGGCCTTGCCGAGGCCCAGCAGTTTTTGCAAGAGGCCCATGCCGCCATCGTGGCAGGGGGAGAGGCCTAGCGGCGAGGAAGTGGCGGCAGGCCGACGAGTTTGCGGCCGTAGGACAGCCCGGCGGCACAGAGGGCGCCCATCGCGGCAGGGCGGTTCGCGTAGCCCTTCCACTGACCCGTCGTGCGTCCGGGAAGGAGGCGAAAGAGGCGGCCCGGCAACGGCACGGCATAGCCAGGCGTGCGGGTCGAGAGACCGTCTGCGTTACGCCAAAGCCCTGGTCCTCTTGCCAGTCGGCCCAGACCGAGCGCAGGTCGTCGCGACCGGGCTCCTCGAGGATGGCTCGCAGGATGGCGTCACCTTCCGTCATCACGCCCTCGGTGCCAGTGCGTACCGCCCGTCGGCCAGGAGGCACAGGACGCCGTAGTCCACCAGCCGGCGGGCGCTCTGGCGGACGTGCTGGCGGCTGGCCTTCTTACCCAGGAAGGCGGCCAGCGTCCTTGGCAGCAAGGCGCCGAAGGCCAGCACCCGGCAGATGGTCGCCTGCACCCGGGTGGCGCAGCCGGGGTGCTGCGCGTCGTAGCGCAGGCGGCGGCGCGACAGGAGGAAGGCCGCGTAGTTCCGGTAGCCCATGCCGCGGGCCAGGCGGTGCCGGCGCTTGCGCTCGCGGGCGCAGGCCGCCGGGCAGGCCTCGCCGGGGCGGAGGCGGGGCGCCAGGCCCAGGCGGCGCAGGAAGCGGCTCGCGGTGCTCTGGTGGAGGCCCGTGCGCCGGGCCGCCTCGCCGGTGCTGGCGCCCGCGGCGTGAAGGGCGCGGATCCGGGCGGCGAGCTTCGCCGTCAGGCGGGCCCTCTTCCGGACCAGGCCGAGCCGGCGGGCCTGGCAGCGGCAGGCCTCGACCGTGCGGCCCAGGAGCAGCGCGACCTCGCCGGGCGGGCGGGAGCCCCAGTCGCGGCGGAGCGCCGCCTCGTCGAAGGCCAGCCAGGGACGCCGGGGCTTGGTGACCACGCGGTCACGCTACCCCGCGGTCGGCGGCGGGGCAAGGCCCGCGGAGCGAAGGGCGGAGCGAAGGGCGGAGCGAAGGGCGGAGCGAAGGGCGGAGCGAAGGGCGGAGCGAAGGGCGGAGCGAAGGGCGGAGCGAAGGCCCGCGCACGGGCACGCGGGCCGGCGACTCGAATTCCCCTCGAATTCCCCTCGGGCCGACCCGCGCTTCGTTCTTTCCCGTCATCGTGCGTTCGTTTACTCGGTTCTCACGTTCCCCCCTTTCTGCCCGAAGGGCAGCGTCGCTGACGGACGACTAGCGCGGCTCCCTGGCGATCGGGCGGGTAGACGTTACGACCGCACCAGTCGCAGGAGCCGCAAGGCTCGCAGTAGTCTTCGTCGCCCACGGCATTACCTCCGAAGCGGCGGGCGGGTGCCAACCCCAGGAAGCGACCCGCCCGGCCGAAGGCAGGCTTCGCCTGCCGGACAATCGACGACCTTATCCCAGTTATCGCGGACGGTGTTGGAAGATTGCATCACCTCCTCTCACTGGTGGGGAGGGGTTTTCTTGCGCCTGGAAGACTTCCGCACCGGCGTCGGCCCGTCCGGCTGTTCGACCGGCGCCGACGGCGTGATCACCACCGTGACGGCGGTGCCGGCGGTCACGGTCACGTCGAGGAGGCCGACGACCTCCTTGCGGCCGGCGCCCAGGTCGGCGTCGGCCTTGACGGAGACCGTGGCCTGCCCGAGCGGGCCGACGGCGCTGCAGACGCACGACAGGCCGTCGGCGGCCGGCTCGAGGGCCAGGACGTTCGGGTTACTGACCAGCCACTCCGGCGGGCCGTCGGTCTCGGCCGGGTTGCCCTTGCCGTCGAGGAAGGCCACGGAAAGGGTGGCCTCCTGGCTGTAGGTGAGCTTGAACACCAAGAGTTTCCTCCCCTCGCGTAGGCCGGCGTGCTCCGGGGTCGGCGCCGCCTTGCCGGTCTGCTCCCTCACGGAAAGGACGCCGGGCACCAGGCGAACGCGCCGCCGACAGGGGCAGTAGACGACGACCTTCACGGCTCGCCTCCGCCCGGCGGGCGTGGCCGGGTCGGGTGCGCCACGCCGGCTCGCCACACGACGCCGGCGTGCTCTCGTTCCCCGGCCCGGCCAGACCGGCCGGCAGGGTTAACCTCAGCCGCCGCCGCCACACGACCCGCCCCCGCCGGAGGAGCGTCGGCCCCCCCGGAACGGTGCAAATATAGGTCCCCGTCGGCCACCTCCCCTGACGGGGAGGTACTGGCCGATCCCAGCGTAGTCACGGCCAGCGTAAATGGTCGGCCCGGGGGGCGCGGTCGTGGTGAAAGCCGCAGGCCCTGCGCAGGAGGTGCTGTCGCCCCAAACCATCACCGGCGGGGCCTGCGGTGTACGGACCGGCGGCGCGGAGGCGGAGCCTCCTGCCGGAACGGAGTGGCCTTCGTGGCAGAGCTCCTCGCTGGCGCCATAGACGGTGGTCGTCCGCGTGGGGGCATAGCGCGCATAGTAGTCGTAGCCGTTCTCGCGCTTGAGGAAGACCCAGGTGTCGTCGGTGACGCCGGCGGCGGGCAAGACCTTGCCGTTAGAACAGCTGCACGGCCCGCCTGCGGCACAGCCGCACGGGCAGCCGTTGGGGCAGCCCTCGCGGATTTCGGGCGCCTGCGGCGGCGTGGGGGCCTGGGCGGGCAGGGGCGCCCGTATGGCGGCCGTGCTCTCGACCGGGGCGGTGAGGGCGAGCAGTAGGAATGCGTGCATGGTGTCACCTCCAGGTCCGGGCCCAGGTCGTATAGGTCCTAGAAGTCCCATAGGTCCTATACGACTGGCCCCGTACGACTAAGGGGAAGGGGGCGGGTCGAGGGCGTCGCGCAGGCAGGCGACGTGCAGCGCCGCCTCCATCAGGTGCTTGAGCGCCTGCTCGGCGCACTCGCTCAGTTCCTCGTCGCAGCTGCACTTGGCCATGGCCTGCTGCGCGGCCTGCATCATCGGCGTGGGCGTCGGGAAGAGGGCGTTCAAGATGGCCAGCACCTGCTTGATGATGGCGGCCCAGTTGGCTCCCTGTTGTGGCACGGGGGTCTCCTTTCAGGTGAGGGAAGCGCCGGTGACGCGCACCGACAGGGCGGAATCGGGAATCGCCTTCTGGCCCCGCAAGATGCCGAAGCCGTTATCGCCCCAGGATTTCGACCAGGAGTTCCTGATGTTGAGCCCGTAGGAGCCGGCCTCGACCTCGACCAGGTCACAGAGCAAGATCGAGTGGCTCCACCAGTTGAAGTCGCCCGGCCCCGGCTGGCGGGACAGCAGCGCCGTGGCCAGCTGGTCGAAGGTCAGGTTGGTGTCGTACACGTCTCTCGTCAGGTCGGTCCACTCCTCGAGGATCTTGTGCTTGGCGGCGTCGGCCCAGACCGCCGCCGTGTCGTGCTTACGGTAGTCGCGGTCGCCCTGCGGCCAGGCCTCCTGGGACGGGATGCCGCGCTCGCGGGCGAACTTGGCGCTGAGGCCGCACCAGCCGCCCTCGTCGCGGCCCTTCTTGATGGTGGCGGCCACGGCGAAGGCGCTCAGGGGGATCGTCTTCTCGTTGGCCAGCGCGCGGGCGGCCATCAGGGCGCCGGTGGTACTGTGGGCCCAACAGTTCGAAGAGATCAGTATCGAACCGTTGCGGCGGGTCAGGAGGGTGTGGTTAGGAACGGCGGCGCAATACACCAGGCCCTTGTAGCGGTCAGTCTCGACGTGCTTCTTACGATCGAGACAGAGGTTGTCCATCTCGGCCACGGTCAGGGTGTACTCGCCACTAGAACGAATCGTCTTGCCGTCGAACACCGATTGCCGCGGTGGCCTCTTGGTGATGGTGCCACGCCTGCCGATTCGCAGGTGCAACTCTTGCAAGTCGTCGATCAGCCGCTTGCTGACGCTGTAGAAGGATCGGCCGTCGCGGCTGCGGTCGTCGAACCATTGGAGGAAGAGTTTGATTTGCCGCGTCGAAGCACACTTGACCACGTCGGGGATCCGCTTGTGATGCGCCTTCCGCCCGCCGCCCGTGTAGCAGTTAGCGAAGAGCCATTGAACCAGCGCGTTGGCGCCCCAGCGGTTCCAGACACCGGGCCGGCTGGGTTGCTCGCGGAAGCCGGCGCGCGCCGCCAGTGCGACTATCGCCTCGCGGCACTCGGGGCGGAAGCTGGCGAAGCTGACGAGGTCACCCGACCGCGGGTAACTCGCCGCGAAGCCGTCGGAGACGACCAGGCCAAGCATGGCGAAGAAGTCGTCGCCGTCGTAGCGGCGGTCGCCGGGCACTTCCACCTCGACGAGTTCGGTGCCGAGCCAGCCGGACGGCGCCGCGAGCAGCCCGGCGTACCAGCCGAGGTCAGCGGCACGAACGAAGCTGTAGCGGTCGGAAAGGGTGCGCTTCGCCTCGTCCCACTTGCGGACGTACATCTGGTGGTCGGGGGTTACGCCGAAGTCGAGCCGCCGGTTGGTCGAGTAGATCATCTCGCCGTCGTACTCGTAGACGTGCTTCTCGAAGGGCTGTTGAAACTCCAGCCGGTGGGTGAGCGGATTAACCGTGGCGAGGAGGTCGGTCCAGTTGTAGTCGGGGTAAGGCACCCAACCCTTCTCGGTGAGCACTTCAGTATCAGCGGTGGCACAGTAGCCTACGCCGTCTTGGTCGAGGCAGGGGACGTCGTGGGCCACCATGATGTCGCTAATGCGACTCTTGGTGTCCGCCATGTCCTTGATGCGGTCCTTCCACTCCGAGCGCGGGATCAAGGTGATCTGGCTGGGCGGGTCGAACATCTCCTTGGGGAAGATCTTGTAGTCCCTGGGGTTCAGGCCGTGGCTCTTCACGTCGCCGTCGACGACCGGGCAGAACACCTTGTCCTTGACCATCGGGTCCTGGATCGACTCGTCGTCGATGATGAAATAATCGTGCTGGCTCGACCCCTCGGCCGAGCTGGTCAGTTTCCCGCCGTGGGTCTTCTTGGCCATCATCCCGCCTTCTTCTTCTGGACCGGCTTCTCGTACTTGGCCAACAACTCCTGGAACTCCTTCGGGTTGGCCGGCAGCACGCCCTCGTAGACCACGTCGGCGTTGGGGCCGGCGGCGAGGATGACCCAGGGCACGCCGGCGCGCGGCCGGGCCAGGAGCGTCTGCCACGGCTTGGCCTCGTTCGAGGCGTCCACGTCCTTGTCCCAGAGCCTCCAGGCGCCGTTGGGGTTGTCGGCGTCCTTGAGGGTGTGGGCCTTCAGGTAGTCTCTGGTCGCCATGCCGTAGAGGATGTTTTGTTGTTGCGCCGGCATCTTCGGCAGGTCGGCACTCTCGTAGAGGACGAGGACGCGGTCGTAACCCGTGGTGGGCTTCGGTGGCTGAGGCCCCGGTCCTGGCCCCGGTCCTGGTCCGGGCGCAGGGCCTGGCCCCGGCCCAGGGCCGGGCGGCACGCCGCCGATGGTGACGACGACGGCAGCCTCCTCGATCTCGACCTCGCCGGAGGCGGAGAGCTTCAGCGCCAGCAGTGACACGTCGTAGTCGCCGGGCGGGCCGGTGAACTCCAGCCGGCCCTTGACCGTGGTCGCCTTGTCGATCAGTTTGGTAGGGCTGACACGCCAGATGAGCCCGCTCTTGGCGTCCGCCCCTTCCGCCGTGAGCCGCACCAGCTTGTACTGCTCGACCTTGACGGCGCCGGCGATCTTCAGCTCGGCACAGGCGAAGGCCGGCAGGAGCAAGAACAGGAGCGTGGCGAGGCGGTTCACGAGGCGCCCCCTTTAACGCGCGGGCCGACGCAAGCGGCTGGTGGCCTGGGAAACTCGACCCCCGGACACCTCCACAGGTGAAGGGTCCCCGCGTGGTAGTTGACGTGGTCTTCCTCGGGGACGTGGAACTGCACCACGCACTCCGTCGGCAGCCAGAAGAGGTCCTTGACGAAGGCCATCTCCTCCCAGGTCGGCGTCTCCTTCGGCCTGCCGGCGACCGAGACCGAGGCGTGCTCCCAGGGCGGCCCGCGCAAGCCGTTACCAGCCCAGTCCGACCCCGACGAGAAGATCACGCACAGGCCCCTGCCGCACGGGCCGCTCAGCTCGAAGGCGCCCTCGGTCATCCGGGGCTTCGAGGCCAACGGCCCCTCGCGGATTCGGCCCCGCTCCACTTCGGCCCGCAACGGGTAACGCACCTCGACCCCTCCCCTAGTGGTAGTGGAGCACGCCGCGCGCCCCCGAGGTCCACGACGCAGCCAGCGCCGGCAGGCCGACCTCGACCGAGGCCGGGGCCTTCGCCTCGTCGGGGCACCGGCCCTCCGTCAGGACGGCGCGGAGGTAGAGCGCCTCCTCGCGCTCGTAGGCCCGGTGCTGCAGCGCCCCGATGACGACGTTGACGGCGTCGGTCACCTTGGCCTTCTCCGCCGAGGTCAGGTGCTTGAGGTCGATCGGCCGGAGCGCCGTGTCGATCCACTCCACGGTCCACCGCCCGGTGGCCGGCGAGTGGCGGAGCTGGAAGCGCACCGAGCCGGAGGTCAGTTTGCCGTGCTCGTAGGCCACGCCGGCGCCGTCCTTGGCCTCGGTGACCTCGAAGCCGTAGTAGTCGAGGGGGTAGCCGCGGAGCCGGCACAGGAGCGCCGAGCACAGTTCGCAATCGGGCGGCACGTCGGGCGGGGCCACCGGCACGGTTAGCATGGCCTTCGCCCGGCGGGCGCCCCGGACGGCGAGTCGCCCGGCGCTCCCCAAGACCCGCCAGGCGAAGAGAAAGACCACGCCGACGGTGACGAGCCAGCCGTGCTCGACGGCCAGCTCGCGGAGCACGCGCAGCCCGTCGGCGTAGTCGAGGTCGCGCACGAACTCGGCCGCAGACACTGCCCCGCCTTTGACGCCGCCCTCCGGCAAGAACAGGGTGCCCGCGGCGGCCGCGACGACGACCACGGCGAGCACGACGGCGGCGTTCTGCAGGCGGTGTTCCACGGCAGCCTCCTAGAAGCTAAGGACCAGCCGTATGGCCAGGACGATCACGAATGCCACGATCACGATCCAAAACGCCTGTTTCGCCCACGGCGGGATGTCCACGCCGAACTGGCGCAAGGCGACGTAGACCAGCGCGATGGCGGCGGCGATCACCACCACCGCGATCAGGATCTCGCCGAGGCTCCAGGTCCGCCAGCCGGCGATTTGGCCGAGGGGTAGGTTCACGGCTTGCCCTCCTTCCGCCGCTTGTCGATCTCGGCGACGATCGCCTTCAGGTCGGCGTGGATCTCGGCGGCGGCCTCGCGGTTTCGCTGCAGGTCCTGCTGGATCTGTAGCGCCGTCGCGCCCGCCCGCTCGACGCGCGGGCCGACCCACAGGGTAATGAGCAGCACGACGAACAGGTTGAGCACCGCCGCGCAGGCCGTGGTGACGACGACGAGCAGGCGACCGTTGCCGGGGGTGATCGGGCCGGTCTCGAGGTCGGCGGTCACGGCTCGCGCTCCTGGAGGAGGGTGTAGATGAACGCCTCGGCCTCGGTGACCTGTGGATCGGTCCAGACGTTCTTGCCCAGCCGGATCCGTTCCGCGATCCAGGCCGCGATCGCGGCGGGCACGGCGGGGTCGCGGCCCAGGAGGACGAAGATCCACTCGTCCTCGCGCGCCCGGTTCAGGCAGCTCTCGGGGTCGGCCAGCTCGTCGCGCTTGCGCATGGCTCAGGGCTTTCGTTCTTCGAGTAGGGTTTCCACCTGCTTGACCAGCCCCGCCACCGACTTGACCAGTTGCTCGATGCTCTCGCGCTGCGCCCGGCTCTCCTGGGTCAAGACCTGCATGGCCTGGCCGTGGACCTGCCGCTGCGCCTCGGTCTCCTTCCTGAACTCCGTGACCATCTCGCGGATCAGCTCGAGCATGTCGGGCAGGTGCTTGAGGAGCAGCCAGCTCAGCACCAGCCCTAAGAAGGAGGCGCCCACCCAGCCGGCGCCGCCGGAGATCGGGTCGGGTTGTTGGCTGAACATCGGCGCTCCCCGTCTCATAGGACCTATAGGTCGTATAGGTCCTATAATTCCGGGGCAGTATAGCCGCCCCTAGTCGGTTTGGCCAGCAAATTGTCAAACGGACGAAACATCCGCCTCAGCCTCGAGGAAGGCCCTCACGAACAGCGCCGCCACCTGGGGCACGATCGCGTTGCCGTAGCCCCTCAGCCTGCCGGTGCGGTTACGTCGTGCAAAGCGGATTGCAGCATCCTCTCCACGTCCTGAATCCCGAACTCGTGGGCCGCCGGCGACGGCCACCCAGAACAACCGGTTCCGGAGGTGCGGCGCGCCGACCCCCGCAGCCGGAAGGTCCGCCACCCCGACGGCATAACCTTCTTCCTCCAGGTCAGAACGTACTCCCTCGACCCAACGGTATCCGTCAGCGCTAGCAACCTGTTCGCCAAGGAGCGTGTTAGGTCGGCACTGGCGGACGAGACCGAGGAACACCGGCCAGAGGTGCCGTTCGTCCCGTTCGCCGAGTCGCTTCCCGGCCGAGGAGAAGGGCTGGCAGGGCAGGCTGGCGGTCCAGACGGGCCGGTCGTCAGGCCAGCCGGCGAGGGCGAGGGCGTGTTCCCATCCCGCAATTCCACAGGAGAAGTGGTGCCGGTCAAATCCCAGAAGGTCTTCTGGACGTACATCGCGAATGTCCCTCGGGTCCACCACGCCAGGCGGATGCGCGCCGGCGTCGATCAGGTTCCTAAGCCACCGGCAGCAGTACGGGTCGTGGTCGGTGTAGTAGACCCTCATGGCGCCTCCTCGAGCGAGGTCACGCCCCGGAGCGTGGCCAGGGCCGCCGCCAGCGAGGCGAAGGCCAATTCGAGGGTGCCGCAGTACCAGTAGCGCCTGGGGTTGGCGTCGTACAGCCAGCAGGGCAGGCAGAAGTCCGGGTGAATCTCGAAGTGGTAGCTGCACTCCTTGGGCAGCCGCCGCCAGCAGACCACCCGGCTCTTGACCGTGGTCAGGGGGTGCCGGCCGTGGGCGGCGGCCCAGCGGTAGGCGTAGGCGACCTCCGGGGCGAGGCCCTGCTCCTCGAGCCAGTCGGCGTAAGCCAGCTTGGCCAGCCGGTCGGTGGGGCGGCGGCGCACGGCGGCGAGCAGGGCCACCTGGTCAGTCATACCTCCCCCTTCAGCACGGCCTCGATCCTCGGCCAGTCGGTCGGCGTCCAGACTTCCACCGTGGCGCCGGCGGCGCGCAGGGCCTCCACCCAGCCGGCCTGCGCTTCCGTCAGGCCGTTAGGAGGAATTTTCAATTCGGCAAAGACCACGCGGTGACGACACAGTACCAGGTCCACGAAGCCGACGTGGCCGCTGACGGCCGTGACCCAGCCCCGGGCGTTCCGGGCCGGCCGCTGGTGCATGACGTGCCAGCCGAGGAGCCGGGCCAGGTCGATCACCTGCCTCGTAAAGTCGCGTTCGCTCACGGCGTATCGTCCTTCTCCAGGTCGTCGGGCTCGAAGACGAGCAGGACGCCGTCGGCGTTCTCCACGGCGTAGCGGGGCTCGCCCTGCCGGGTGCGGAAGCAGGACAGCACCACGCCCGAGAAGGCGAAGGCGCCCGTGCGCTTCTTGCGGACGCGGTCGCCCTCGAGGAAGTAAAAGGGCTCGTTCGCCGACCCGGAGTAGAGCCGAAGCTCCCGCGCCGCCGGAGCTTCGCCCCCTGCCGCGAGGCGGTACTCGCCCAGCAAGGCCAGCACGGCGCGGCGGCAGAGGGCGCGCGGCGGCTCGCGGCCCGGGACCGAGAGGGCGTCGAGGATACGCTCGGCCAGTTCCTCGCGTGGCGTCATCGGCCGCCCTCCCCCGCCCCCGCCCCCGCCCCCGCCCCGGCCTCCCAGGGGCCGCCCCGACGGAAGTGGGCGACGAACTCGGCCATCTCCCCCTCCGTCAATTCCTTCGGCCAGCCGTGCCGCTCGCCGACGACGACCAGCGCGCGGAAGAGTTCTAAATCGACCTCGGGGCCGCCGCCGAGGAGGCCCGCC